CACGAATCCGGGCGTGATGGCGCCGTCATTCGTGAGCGATGTGAAGGGCATCATCGACGCGAGCCGGCCGGCGATCGAAGCGACCGGCGGCCCGGGCGCGCTGGGCGCGTCGGGCATGACGCTCAATTGGCCGTACTTCGCCGGCGATCTCGGCGCGCTGGTGGGCAAGCAATCGGCCGAAAAGACCGAGATCACATCCGTCGTCGTGAATCTGCTCGCCGGAAATGCGCCGATCGAAACGTTCGCGGGCGGCTCGGATATCTCGTACCAGCTCATCCGACGCAGCGCGCCGAGCTATCTCGAAGCGTACGGCCGGATCATGCTGGCCGGCTGGGCGCTCACGACGGAAAAGGAATACGAAACCGATCTCAATGCCGGCGCGACCGGCACGCTCACCGGCTCGATCGCGACCGATGCCGACACGCGCGAAACGTTCTTCGCCGGCTCGGCGAAGGTACGCAGCGCGACCGGCGCGCCGGCGTCGGCGGTACTGGTCGCATCCGATGTGTTCGCCGCGCTGGGCGCCGTGCTCACGCCGGCGAGCTACGGCACATCGAACATCACCGGCACCGCCCAGGCGAGCACGCTACAGATCAACGTGAGCGGGCTGGCCGTGATCGAAGCGCCGTATCTGCCGAACGGCACCGCCATTTTCACGAATGACCGGGCCGCGCAGTGGCACGAAGATGGCCCATTCGTGGCGACCGCCGAAGATGTGGCGAAGCTCGGCCAGAATCGCGCGTACTGGTCGATGGGCGCGACCGGCATTTTCATTCCGGCCGGGCTGGTGAAGGCGACCGCCGTTGTGCTGCCGCTGAGCGCCGGCGGCGAATCGCGCTCGAAGCGATCGAGCTAGCCGCGTGGCGGAATGGGTAACGGCCGATGCGATTCTCGGCGCCGTCGGCATAACGTCGCCGGCGCCGGATGATTCGGCCTGGGCGGAAGCGTGCGCGGCGGCCGTGAATGCGGGCATCGATACCCGCATGCGGTCGCTGCCCGTCGATCCGCCGCCGGCGGCGCTCGATCCGGCCGCATACCCTGAGCTCACATTCGCGGCGACCGTCGCCGGCGCCGAAGCCTACAAGCGCCGCGAAGCCGTGTACGGGCTCACCGGGTACGTCGATCTCGAAGGCGCCGCGATCCGTGTCGCGCGTGACTATCTCGAAGGCGTGGCGCCGATCATCGCGCGCTATGCGTCATTCGGCATCGCATGAGCCGGCTATCGGAAACGCGCGACCGGCTCACCGACGCGCTCGACGGATCGGGCATACGCACCGCCATCGGCGGGCGCTTCGCGGCGCCGGCCGTACTGATCGAGCCGGCCGAGCCGTGGATCGATCGCGCGATGCCCGCCGATCGCCTACTCGCCCGATGGAAGCTCACCGCGATCGCCGCATCGACCGATACCGGCGCCGCATACGATGAGCTCGCCCAGCTCATCGACGCTATCGATCTCGCCTTACTCTCACTGCGCGGCGTGTCGCTTCCGCCGTGGGGCGCGCCGCATGATCTGACGCTCGGCAATGTGGCTCACCCGAGCAGCGTCGGCATCGTACTCATGCACTCAGAATCGAAAGGATCGGCCGCCCGATGAGCAATCCACTATTTATGCGCGATGTGTCGCTCACGCTCTCGATCGGCGCTGATCCGCCGCTCGAAGTGAATTGCGACGTGCATACCGTCGAAGTACAGGTCGAGCCCGGCGACGTGCAGACCTATCAAACGCTCTGCCCCGATGGGTCATTCTCCGAGCCGGGCCGCTCGAGCTACGCGCTGCACATCACCGCGGCGCAGGATTGGAGCGCGAGCGGGCTCGCCCGCGTGCTCTGGGAGCACGAAGGCGAAACGGCCGAATTCCGGTATCAGGCGCACGGCGCCGATGTGGCCGCGGCCGATGCGCCATCCGACGCGGCGCCGGGCATGATGGGCGAGATCACGCTTATCGGCCCGACGTACGGCGGCGAAGCCGATACGTTCGCCGAGCTCGATGTGACGCTTCCGTGTACGTCGAAGCCCGAGCTCATCACTGCCGCATTTCCTGCCGCGCTTCGCGGCGGCGAGAGCAGCGATGCCGAGCTCGCCGCGCAGGATGCACACGATCGAGAGCATGAGCTCGCCGGCGCCGCAGTCTAAGGCGATGGCCGAGAAGATCACCGTTACGGGCGAGCGCGAAGTACAAAGCGCTTTCGATGCGCTGGGCCGCGACGTGAGCGATCTGGCCGAAACGCATCGGCGCGCGGCCGAGCTGGTCATACCCGGCGCGAGCCGGCGATCACCGCGGCGAACGGGCGCGCTCGCGGCGTCGTGGCGGGCCGAAGCGACGAAGATCGCCGGCGGCGTCGTGTCGGGCGTGCCATATGCCGGCCCGGTCGAATACGGCCGCCCAGGCATGGCCGGCGCGCGCATGGTGGCCGATACCATCGCCGAGCAATCCGATGCGATCGTGGCCGAATATGACGCCGGCATCACTGAGCGGGGAAAGCGCCGTGGATTCCGCACCGATTGAGCCGCGCCCGGTCACCCTCACGCTGGCCGGCATCCGGTCGCTCACCATTCTCGAAGTGGCGCGGGCGTGCGCCATCGCCGGCGTGCGCCATGCCGACGCGCAACGGTTGATTCGTGATCTCGGCCGGCCCGAAGGCGCCGATCCGGATGAGCTGGCCCGCGGTACGGAACTCGCCTACGCGCTCGCGCTCATGCTCGAACGGCGCCGCGATCCGTCGCTCACATGGGAGCTCGCGCAGACGTGGGCGCTCACGTTCGATCTCGACGCCGCCGATCCGATCGCCGACGCCGAAGCCGAAGCCGCCGTCGCGGCCGCCGTCGCGACCGGGCTTCCGCCCGACGTAGCCGGCGCGCTCACCATCGCCCAGGCGGACGCATACGGCGAGATCGCCGCGCGGCGGAATAGCTAATGGCCGTCGGGCTCACTGTCGAAATCCGCGGCGACACATCGAAGCTCGATCGAGCGCTCGATAGCTCGAAGCAATCCGTGGGCGGCTTCGGCGGCATGCTGGGAAAGAATGCTCTCGCCATCGGCGCCATTGCGACCGGCGTAGGCGCCGCCGCGGTCGCCGTGGGAGCGCTCACATCGGCCGCCGCCGCCGATGCGGCCGAGCAAGCGAAGCTCGAAGCCGTCATACGCGCGACCGGCGCCGCGACGGCGGAGAGTACGGCGCAAGTGAATGCGGCCATCGCCGCCGGGCAAGAGCGCGCATTCACCGATTCGGAAACGCGCGCCGGGCTCGAATCGCTCATCACCGCGACCGGCGACGTGGGCAAAGCGACCGAGCTGCTCACGACGGCGCAGGATGTGGCGCGCTTCGCCGGCGTCGATCTGGCGACGGCTTCCGATGCGGTCGCGAAGGCGCACGCCGGGCAGGATATGCAACTGCGCCGCCTGATACCGGGCATGGCGAAAGGCGCCACCGCGGCCGATACCATCGCCCAGGCGTCGAAGCTGGCCGCCGGGCAAGCCGATATCTACGCCGAATCGGCGGCCGGCATGGGCGCGAAAGGCGCCGATGCATTCGCCGAGATCGGCGAAACCGTGGGCGGCGCATTCCTTCCGGTACTGGCCGAAGTCCTGCCCGCGCTGCTGCCGATCCTCAAATCATTCGGGCAGCTCATCACCGCGCTGCTGCCCGCGCTCATACCGCTAGTGAAGCTGCTCGCCGGCGTGCTGGGCATCGTGGCGAACGTGCTTTCGACCGTCATCGGCTGGCTCATAAAGCTGGTGACGTGGATCGGCCGGGCGATGGGCGCCGTGGGCGATTTCCTGAGCTCGATCAACCCGCTACGAAATTTCCGCATGCCCGATCTGCCATTCATTGGCGGAAATGCGGCGGCGGCGGCCGGCACGACGGCGGCGCGCTCTGGCCGATCCGGCGCCCAGGCGGCCGCGCCCGTCGTTATCAACATCACCGGCGCGCTCGATCCGGAAGGCGTCGCGCGCTCCGTGTCGCGCGTGCTCAACCGGCACGCGATCCGCGTCGGGCGCCATCCGGCGCTCGGCGCCGGGCAGAGCCGATGACGCTGCCGAGCGCCGTCGTGCTGGTCGAAGGCGTGCCGATCGAATGCACCGTGCTACATGCGAGCATCCGGCACGGCCGCGATGAGCCGAGCACGCCGCCCGAAGCCGATGCGGCGACTATCGAAATCGTGGGCATCATGCCGGCCGAAGCCGTCATCGGCGCGAACGTGGCCGTGCTCGCCGTCGATCCGAGCGACGCGAGCGCCCATGAGCGCTTCGCCGGCCGTATCACCGATGTGGCGATCGGCTGGGATTCGATCGACGTACCGATCGGCACCATCATCGCCGTCGCCGAGCTGGCCGATATGGGCCGGCGCATCATCGGCGATGCGCCGTACCCGGCCGAGCTCGACGGTACGCGGGTCAATCGGGCGATCGCGGCCGCCGGCGTGAGCACCGATCCGATCCGATCTGACCCGGGCTATCTGACCGTACTCGCCCGCGATGTGGATGCGCAGCCGGCGATGACGGTCGCGGCCGATGCCGCATTCGATGGCGGCGGCTTCGTGTGGTGCGCGACCGATGGCGCCGTGCTCTACGCCGACGCATTCCATCGCCGCGCGGCGGCCGTCGCGCTAGAGCTGGTCGCGTGCGATCTGCCCGTGTCGCTCGCCTGGGTACAAGCGCTCGACGGGCTCGCGAATGACGTATCGGTACGCTACGGCGTGGCGCCCGAAGGCGGCGAGCAACCGGAAATCAGAGCCGATGACCCGAGCTCGATCGCGACGTACGGCACGCATGCCGCATCGCTCACGACGCGGCTCGCCATCGAATCCGACGCGACCGAACGGGCGAATCTGATACTCGCGCGGCAGGCGGCGCCCGCCTGGGTACTGTCGGCGCTGAGCTTCGATCTGCAATCGCCCGGCGTCGGCTTCGAGCTCACATCGGCTCTGCTACGGCTCGAAATGCACGATCTGCTCAACGTCACCGGCATGCCGGCCGGCGCGCCGATGACCGGCGCATTCGTATTCGTCGAAGGCTGGGTCGAGACGATCGACCCGGGCGCGTGGCGCATCGAATTGCTGGTATCGGACTATTGCCGCACGGCGCCGGCGCCGCAGTGGGATGACGTAGCGCCCGGCTGGGCGTGGGATACCGTCGATCCGGCGCTCACATGGGATGCGATCACGTGCTTGCCGCCGTACGTCGCCGGCTATCCGGATCGCTGGGTCGATGTGCCCAGCTCGCAGCGCTGGGATACTCTCGATCCGTCGATCGCCTGGGACGAATGGGAAGGATTGTGACCGATGCCCGCTAACACACCGAAGTACGGCTTCCCATACCCGACGGGTACCGATCGCGTGATGGATGGTGATAACGCCATCGGCGCACTCGCCCAGGCCATCGAAGGCGTCATCGGCGGGATTCGCATTAGCGAATCGGTCAACGCCTCTAACTACACCGTGACAGATACGTCGACCGAGCTCACCGGCACGCGACAGACGATTACGACGGCCGAGCGCGAATATTGGCTGATCCTCGGGATATGGGACTTCAGCGTTACGACGGCCGGCGGCGCCAATGCCGCGCGCGGGACGCTATACGGCGACCCGCTCCCGCCGCTCGGGCTCGGCGGGCAATACGTGCAATTCGGGCTCGATCAGGTCAACCGCGGCAACGGCATCATGTCGGCCGTTACGCCGGTACTCGAACCCGGCACATATGCGGTATGGCAACGGGCGCACAAGACGACGACGGGCGGCGTCGTGATCTGCAACGCGCTCAACACACGTATGACTATCATCCGCATTCCGGCCGGGCTGCTGCCCGCCATGAGCCGCCCGGCGCCCGAGCCCGGCGCGCCCGAGCTCACGCCGCATGCGCCCGATTCGGAGCCGGCCATATGAGCGACGCCGTGACGGTCGCCGCATTCCTGATCGCCGGCGCGCTGATCGTGGGCGTGCTGATCGGCGCCGCCGCGCTCGCGCTATGGCTCGCCGATCGGGCGCACCGATGATCGAAGCCGTGCTCATCGCCTGGGCGCTCGCCATACTGGTAGTGCTGCTCGGCATCGCGCTCGCGCGCTATATCGTGCAGGGGAGATCGAGATATGACCGGCGCCGCTAAGCATCCGCTCGCCGAAGCTCGCGTGTCGCGCTATGGCGAGCCGCCCACCATGCCCGATATCGACCCGACGGTACCCGGCGCGCCGCAGGATCGCCCGGCATGGTGGCCGGAATGGTGGAAGCTCATCATCGCCCGCCGGCGGGCCGAGCTCGAGCGATGAGATTCGGAAACCCGGTACGCGGGCTGGTGGGCCCGAAGGGTAAGCCCGATCCGGCGTCGGGCTTTGTTATCACCCAGGGCTTCGGCGATCTCGCGACGCAGTACGGGCCGCACGACGGGCTCGATATCGACAACGGCGGCCCGTCGGGCGATGACGTGCTCGCGATGGCGGCGGGCAGCGTGTATCAATCATTCTTCGATTCGGCTTCCGGCGGTGCTGGCATCATCCGTATCGATCACGGCGACGGCTGGACTAGCGGGTATGCCCATCTGAGCGCGATCTACGTCGCCGTCGGCGAGAAGGTCGCCGAAGGCGAGCACATCGGCGAGCTCGATTCGACCGGCTGGGTA